GACTTAACACCTGCGCTGTCAGCAGTAACAAGAGTTGGGGCGCCGGAGCTCCCGATTGTTACCTCAGCAAAGATGTGCGTCACCGCTTGGGCTACTGCCTGTGTAGGCTTGAATGACCTATTAGCCATGTTTCACCTCCTTAAAGTCCAACGCGAACGTTGTATCCAGGAGCATTACAAGCAAGGTTTCCGTAGAAGCCAACCCGAATCTCGTAAGCATCTGCTGAAGACTGTCGCAAGATTCTGTTTCCATCCAAATCAAGGATGTGTGGGGCGCCACCAAGAGAGTTCAATGACCAAGTGTCCATCTGTAGGATGTACGCTACGTCTGGTTTGCAGTTTTGGTCTGGAACAACGTTGATCACACCGTTAGGCCCTTGGATTGCAAGAGTACGGAATCCAACATCTGCATCACGTGCCTTGAGCTCGTCATATCGAACTCGAGATCCTAAGGACTTCTCAAGGTTGATATATTGCTCATAGCTCATCAAGCAAGTGTCTGGGCTTGCGCCAGCGCGAGCTGCTTTAGCTGCACCAGAAACAAGTGCTTCTTCAATTGGCATTGCGGAACCGTCAAAACGGATACCACCCAATCGCTCAGTGTCTAAGCTTCGGTCTTGGCCGAAGAAAGCAGTTGAGCCAGGAGCAGAGGATGGAAGCCATCCGTCTAATCCCATAACTGCCTTAGCGCTTGTTGAGGTAAGAGTTGCACCTGCCTGAGTTCCAGACCGGAAGATGTATTCATCAGCTGACACGCCAGTAGCGCTTGCAACAACGAATGATCCAGCGCTTCGGTTAACAGAACTGACAGTTGTTGGAGTAGTTGCGTTTGTGCTTCCGCCAGTATCATCAGCAAATAAGATGGTCATACCAACTTCGAAGTTGGCAATTTCATCAGTATTCGCGAGGGTAATTGTGGTTCCGGAGCTGTAGCTGCTGTTTACCTGGCCAAGGTTACCACCGCCGTCACGGAAAAGAGCAACGGAAAGATCTCGAGCCAAAGAGTGAATGGCTCCATCAATTTCCATGGTCAAGTACCGAAGAAAGGCATCTGACTTGTTTTCAGTAGCGCGGATAGTTTCACCTGTCACGGAAGCAACGGAGTAGTTGCTTACACGAGTGAGGAGGAACTGGCCTAGGCTAGAGGTAGAGGTTTCAGCCTGAGCGGTTGAGAACGTCGCTGAAACGTTTTGTGGGTTTCCGTAGATGAGAGGGATTGGCATGTTCAAGCCGCCAAACTGCTCATACTTGGGAACCATAGCGAAGAAAGGGTTGTTTTTGTAAACGAGGTTTTTAACTGTAAGCGGCTTATAGTGCTGCTTTACCGCCTCATCGACGGTACTTAGATTCAAAGGCATTTTTTTCTCCTTGGTCGCGAGTTACTAAGCGATAGGAGAATCAGCCTCCTATTCGCCGAAAAAATTCAAAGTGCGGGCTAAATAGGCTTTGTGCTCATCCCTAGTCATTGGCTTAGAGTGCACTTCACCGTCTGTGGTCGTTCCGACCGCCGCAATTGAGTTTGATAATGTTTTCGGCCTTGAATCTGGCTGCCGAGGAGCTTCACTTTTCGCTTCGTTCCCAAAGGAATCTCTGTATTTGTTGGCTATCTTCTTGCTGCCAAAAAAGCTGCGGGCTTGTTCTTCGAGGTGATCCTCGACCATTTGCGCCGCCTGTTGATACTCCATGATTTGCCCGGTTGAGTTGTAATGCTCTTGCATTACGTCCGCCACTAAACCGTGCTCACCCCTAGTATGTATCAACTCGAAGTCTTCGTTATTAGTCTCAACGAAATTGCGGATTTCGTCAATAAAATTATTGTACGCCTTTTCTTGACGGGAAACAACCTCTTGCTCTTCACGCTTACTTAACTTACTTTCTAGCTCGTCAATACGGTTCAGCAGCTTATCAATACTAGAGTCTCTTCGGTAATCTTCGGGGCGCTTATCGCCAGACAGAATGCTTTCATTTAACTTTTGGTAATCCAAGTCCAGACGGGCCAGAAGTTCCCTGGGGTTTTCGGCCGCAATCCTTCGTAGCTCTGCAAGCTCCTTGGCAGCGTTGTCAGGAGTTGATGATTTCTCACGAAGATCCGCAAGCTCTGCCTGCATCTTCTTGAACTCATCCTGCCTGTCCCTGAAGCTGCGCTCACGTCTTGCGAGCTGCGCAAACCTTCGAGTGAAGTCCTTAGACATACCCTCTGGCTTTTGCTCTTTGACTTCTTCTGCCGGCGCCTCCGCCTGAGCCTCTTGTGCCACTGGCTCGGAGCTCTCTACTTCATCAGAACTAGCAGCTTCAACAGCCTCTGGCGCTGACTCAGCAGCAGCTTCCGCTGTCTCCTGCTGCGCTATCAGATTATTCATATAGTCAATTGTCTCTTGAAGGGGATCTTGCGCCATCTCCATTACTTCTCCTTATTGTAGTTCTTGAGGCGGGAGCGCCTCTGGTGGTATTGCTTCGCCCGTGCTAGGTAGTGCAGCATCAACCCCTTCAGGAGGGGGGATTTGCTCCGTCGGGGGTTGAGCCGCTTGCGCCATGGTAGCCATGAGCGCCATGCAATCTTCGATATACCGGCGAAGCAGGGCCATACGTTCTTCCGGAACGCGGTTTATCTTTGCGCGAAGATATGCCTGCTGGACACGCTTTACCGATAAGGAAAGGTTGCTATAAGGTTCTGGTTGAACGTATTCGCCTTTGTTCACCATGTTTTCAATCAACATATCGATTTCGTCTTGGTCTGCTGTCATGTACTGAGTGACTGACTCAATATCTGGGTAATCCAGGAGCTTGAGTATGGTTCCTGGGTCTTGAATGATTCCAGACTGCGCCAGCTCGATAACCTTCTGAAGCTTTCCTGCGGGAGTCTGCGGAAGAAGTGATGTAGGATAAATCTTCATCACGTACTGCTCTTCACGGAGATCGATATCCCTCCAGTTGATTTGCTCAATATACTTATCGCCAGAGCTCACGACTTCATAATCATCGCCACGCTCTGCAATCTTTCGCGCTAAATCTATCATTTGACGCGCTGCTTCAATAAACATGTTCTCATAGTTCTGAGCCACAATCATAAACCGCTCAGTCTCAATATCGCTAAATTCGCGAAGCGCTACAGCTGACTCCAGGCCAGCCGGCTTCTTCGACATCGCGGCCAACTCACTTACGCCCGCAATCTGATAAGCTCGGTTAAACAGCCTGTCTAAATGTGAGAAAACTTCTCCCGAGACCGTTTTTGGGACAAAGAATGTGGGTGGGTTACCTACATAGTCGATAATACCCCATTCTTCGTTGTTTATTTGATGGTCAGCTATCTGCGAACCGGTCTCAAGGAAGACCTTTGGTTTTGCGAGGTGCATTTGCTGCTGGATGTTCTGAAGGAGCGTATTGATTTCAAGCTGGATGCCCATAAGCTGCTCAGCCAGTCCCTGACCCCAGAATCCGAGCAAACGATCAGACCAACGAAGAAAAACGAAAGGAAAATAATTATGCTCATACTTTTCATCCAACAGTGTTAGGTTTTCCAGACAGATTACATGTCTTCCATCTGGAGCTCCTTCTACGCTTGGAAGGTGCCACGCTTCAACCACCTGGACCATTTCATTGACGTTAGAGGACGCATCGTACTCATCTGTCTCATAGTTGGAAGACTGTCTTATTTGATCTGCATACTCAGGGTAGGTGTGTGTAAGGACATCTCGTGAAATAGCCTTCACCTGAAACATGCTTCTCGGGTTTTTGTACTTGGCCTCTTCGATGCCGACCATAATTTCTTCCGGGAACACACGCTCAACGATAATGTCTGAGCTGTGCTCATGCACCTTCAGTACACCGGTCCCAAAAACGCATGCATCCAGAAACACCTCTGGAGCTTTTTCGTAAATTCTAGTTCGGTAAAATTGACCATCGCAAAATTTCTCCAGGAGCTTTCCTTTACGCTGCTGCGAAAAGTCTCCACCAGAAGTAAGGAACGTGCAGCGCGGGCGATTTTTGGCGATCTTCGCTTGTACAGTGTCGCACATACTTTTGATTACATTGAACGTAACAGGTCGATGCTTACCAACGCTTTGTGGTCTTGAAATGCCTGTTAGGTTGATGGCCGCAGCCATCTCATCGTTGTATGCTCGATAATGCTGCAGGTTGAGACCTGTGACATATTTATAGTCCCGCTGCATTGCGTTAAGTAGGTCGAAG